TCTGCGGGCCGAACTCCAATCAACACTAGGCGCGGCAGCCGCAGCCCAAAGCGCGAATTACTGGCGCACCGTCGCCAACGCCTTCGCGGGCATGGCGCGCTCCTACGGCAACCTCTCGGTGTATGCGGACGCAGGCGTCACCAAGTATCGGGTCGAGGCTATCCTCGACTCCTCGACCACGCTGGAGTGCCGCTTCCTTCACGGTCGGGTCTACGAGGTGCCGAAGGCCATCGCGAATCTCGAGGCCGCGTCCCCCGTGCGACCTCCTCCTTGGCTGTATCACGGCAAGGATGCCAACGGGGACATGGGCATTTACTACAAGGAAGACGGCGAACGCCAATGGGTCGGGCGTGTCGAGGAGGATGCTCGTGGGAAGCCGGACGAGGTCGGGCGCTTCTCTGGCGCGGCCTCGTCCGCTGACCTTGCCGACGCAGGAATTGACACGCCCCCCTTCCACGGTAACTGCCGAACCACAATCCTTGCGGAGCTATGAGGTGACAGAGGCGGAGGTCGCAGCTATCCTCCCCGGCATGGACGTCGGGGTATTCGCTGGGCTTCTCACGGAGCCTGACCAGATCGGAAAGGTCGTGGCTGGGGTCGAGCGCGCGGTGGCAGCGTCGTTCGCTGAGGACAGGCGGCGCAACCTCGTCATCCAAGTCCAGCGCGTGACGCAGGCAGAGGTGAAACGTCGTGGAAGGCTTTGCGTGGAGATCTTCAAGGTACTCCGCGGAGACCTGCACTGGAGCTGGCAACGTGCGGTGGATCATCTGCCCGCGTACCTGCGTCAGGCACTTGATGGTCAAGACTGGGAACCAGAGGCACGCCAGCGTGCTATGTGGGCTCCGTCCAAGGTAGGGTAAGAGAGGAAGACAATGGCAAACACTATTCAGGAGCAGATGGGCACGTTGGTCGAAATGATGTCCAAGATGACCAAGGCATTCGCCGCGCTGGAGCAGGAGCAGAAGGCTGAGGCCAGCGAAGTGACGCTGGAACAAAAGCTCGCCTCGCTGGAAGCGAGCATCAAGGCGTTGGCTGAGGCCGCGAAGGCCGCCATGCCCGAGGACGAAGAGGAGAAGGCCGCCGAAGAGGACATGCCCGAAGAGGAGAAGGCCGCCGAAGAGGACATGCCTGAGGAAGAGAAGGCGAAGGCCGAAGAGGACATGCCTGAGGAAGAGAAGGCCGCCGAAGAGGACGAAGAGGTCAAGGCCGCGAAGTCGGCCGAGGTGCCGTGGCCTCGCGACATGGCGACCAAAGAGTTTCGCGAAGGCGTTGTGAAGGCGGCCGACCCGGCGCGTGATTGGGACAGCGACCTGAGCTGAGCCATGCACTCCCCCGTCCTCGACGCGTTGGACGGGGCTGCCCGTGCGCATGCGAAGGAGCGATCCTGCATGCGCACCTTGGCGGCCGGTCTGGCGCCGGTCGCCAAGCTCGAGGTTGAGGCAATCAACCCGGCGTCGCTGCGCAGCGAGTCGGACCCTCAGCTCCTCAGCCTGCACCACCGACTCCATCAGCTATTCGCGCTCCACTTCGAGGGCAACTCCAAGCTCGGGGTCGGTGGGCTGCGGCGCGAGGACTTGGTCAATGCCGAGGTGTTCGTTCAGGACGCGATGCGAGCGCGCGGGATGGAGCACGCTGCCGAGGATGAACTTGCCAACGAGGCGGCGACCCTTCGCGCAAGCAAGGCCGACCTCTCGACAGGTGACCTAGCTGGGGCCGGTGCGCTGAACCCAGCGCAGGGACCCATGCTCCACGTTCACAGGCTGGGGGAGAAGACCAGCGGCCCTCCCATCGGCGAACCTGACGTCCACGTCCACGAGATAGCAGACACCCAGACGGGGCCGCCCATCGGCGAAGCACGCACGCACACCCACGTCATCCCCGCGTGGAGCAGTGAGGGCGAGCGGGTAGTGACAGGGCCGCCTGTTCACTTGGACAAGGCGGAGTATGCGCCCATCCATCCGAGTGGCGAGAAGGCACACGAGGACGACCCGGCGACACTGCCCGACGTCCTCGGCCACTACTCGCTGCCCATCGTCATCAGGAAGCCCGCCGTCTACCTCGTCGGCTCCTTGTGCAACCAAGGCAAGAGCGAGAACGACCTCGACTTCCTAATCAAGGGACCGATTGACGAGGAGACGCGGCGGGTGATCATGTTCCGGCTGGGCCGCGCGCTGCCGCCTGGGCTGTCGGAGCGTGCGCAGTTCCACGATGACGCACTGGGCGGGCCGTTCACTGCCCACGTTCCATTGTATGACCTCGCGCTCATCCCGCACGAGGACCGGGGCGTGGTGCAGATGGCGTTGGAGAAAGCGGACAACCCGCACCTCGACTTGCCGTCCAAGGCGGGGCCGCGTCCCGCGGTGCTCCAGTACCACTTCCGAGGAAGGAGCCTGCACGCTGACCTGCGCTTGCAGGTCGATGACTGGCTAGTGGGTTGGACGCTAGCGTTGCAACGGGCAGGCGCCGTGCCCGACGTGGACACGCTAGCGCAGGCAGAGCGAATCGCGCGAGCCTTCGACGTGAATGGTTCGCGTTACACCAAGCCCCTCCTCGCACCGGCCAAGGTGTTCGCATCGCCCAAGGCGCGCCAGCCGCTCGACTGGCTGCGCATCGAGGGTCAGGTATTCGGCGAGGGCGAGGTCGGGGCTACTGCCAACGAGGAAGGTGTCATCGTCGCGGTGGACAGGCCGGGGGTCGAGTACGGGCTCCAGAAGCCACACGCCCACGAGTACTTCCTGACCTCGGGCAAGCACCTGAGCGGCATCCTGTTCCTGCGCCTGCTCACGGGTAGCGCACCGGAGGGCAGTGGGTCAGACCGAGAAACGGAGGAGGGGCGCACGTTCTGGACTGCGTGGATGAGCAAGGAGGCGCTGCCGGGCGTGCTCAAGTCCAACGCGGTCCGCACCCAGTCAATGCCGCCTGATGGGCACAGCGCGCTGCCTGTGTCGCTGGAGCGCGTGGTGCCGAAGGAGTTTCGCTACTGGGAGAAGAAGGGCGAGGCCGCTCGCGAGGTGCGGGATGCGCTGGTCAAGGAGAGGATCTTCACTCCATCCAACACCGTCATGGTCGGTGGGCAATTCCGACTGACCACGGAGAAGCGCTACCTGTACGAGCCCACCGACAAGTCCTTCGCCTTCCCCCGCCCGACGACGCCTGCCGCTCGCATCGGTGCAATCCTTCCGAAGGACCGAGACTACCTGCACCCGTTCCTGACGAAGGACTGGGCAGCGTGCGTCAAGGAGAACGCTGACAAGGACGCGGCCTTGCTCGTCCTCTCGCAGCCCGACAAGGCGGTGCCACTGCGCAGCGTTGTGGAGGCGATTCGCGAGGTGCGCTCGGCTGACTGGTTGTTGGAGTGCGATGACTCGCCCGAAGCTCGGGACCTCCTCATGCAGGTCGGGCAGCCGTTTCGCTTTCATGGTGACGATGGCCGCCTCTACGCCGCCTCGTTCCGGGTGCGCCACGCCGATGTGGAGTGGCTCGGCGTGCCCGACGATGTTTGGAAAGCACCGAGGACGGTTCGCTTCGGCCTGTCGTGGCAGACGTGGAAGGGGCAGACCGTCATTCGGGCCGCACCGTCGCGCCAGCTCTGGCACCTCATGCTCGACAACCCGAGCGGCGGCCTACGTGTTTGGCAACTAGCTAGCGACCCTCTCGCGAGTGACGACGCCATCAGTGCCATCCGCGATGACCTCAAGTCCAAGGACCTCCTCGACTTCGAGGGCGAGGTCAAACCGGGTCAGCGGGTCGGTGGCGAGAACATGAACCCCACCAAGAACACGCCCAGCACCATTCGCTCCCTCGACGAGGGCGAGGCCGTGCTGTTGGACGAGCAGGAGAACTTCCTCCGCGTCCAGTTCAAGGGGAAGAAACTACGAGGCACGTTTCACCTAGTCGCGGAGGAGAGCGGGTCTCGCATCTGGCAATGGGGCAAAGGCGGTGTCCCGACCCGCAGCATCCCGAAGCTCGCCAAGGCGCACGAGGTCAAGGACGTCAAGCTCGAGGATGGCAGCACGCTCTCCAACGTGCAGGTCTGGAATCCGGCGAAGGCCAGTGCCGATGACGACAAGGGCGGCGAGCGCGACCGCCTTCGGCCTCTCGCGCTGTTCCAGCCGATGAAGGCAGCAGGACGCGCGACCAACTCCTTCCGCGACTTGGCCGAGGCCGTCAAGGAGTTCGGCACGCCTGAGGCTCTGAAGGACGGAGTCGTGGTCGAGCCGAAGTGGAATGGCTTTCGCGTCGTCCTTCAGAAGGACGGGGACGGACGCACCCTCCTCTACACCGAGGAACTGTTCGCCCGCTCCGGTGCCCTGCCCAACCTGCTTGCGCACCTGCCTTCGCTGGAGAAGGAGGCGAAGGCTCTGCCAGGTCCGTACATCCTGGACGCAGAGTTTATGGCGGTGCGGGACGGCGAGGTTGTTCCACGTCGGGAGCTTGCGGAGTTTCGGGGCAAGGACGTGAAGGATGACTCACCTGTGCGCCTGCGCGTGTTTCGTGCGCTCTACCTGCCTGGCACCGACAGCCTCGCGGCAGAGTCGGAGGAGGCGAACCACGAGCGGCTCACCAAGTTCCTGAGCGGCAAGAGGCTGCGCCATATCGACCTGACCCCGCGCAAGCTCGCCCACAGTGAGGCTGCGCTTGAGGATGCGTTGCGATGGGCGAGCGGCGAGGCAGGCTCCGAGGGGGCGATGATGAAACGCGCATCATCGACCTATTCGCTCGGAGGACAGAACGACCTGTGGGCAAAGGTGAAGCTCGTGCGAGAGGTTCGCGCGCTGGTCTATGATCGGCAAGGCGTGAGTGGCTCGCCCGGCGTCTGGAATTACCTGTGCGCTGCCGGTCCCATCCCTGCCTCCGAGAAGGACGAATGGAAGGAGACCGTGGAATACGCGGGCAAGCTCTGGGCTCCGCTGGGCAAGACCTTCAACACTTCCGTGGACGCGAAGCCTGGGGACGTGCTCCGCGTTGAGGTCACCGAACTCCTGATCGACCTCCGGCCGGGCAAGCGAGTCGCGCACTGGTTCACCCCGTCCGTCATCGAAAAGGACTCCGGTGCCCCCTCCTCGCTCGAGGCTCTGCGGCGCCTTGCCCAGACCGGCGAGGTCCGCAAGGTCTGGGACCGCGACATCCCCATCCTCAAAACGGCCGAGGAGCGCTTCGTCCTAGGGGTCGTCCTTGAGCCGAACGATGGCAAGGGTGGGGCGCCGCTTGACCCTGACAGTCAGACCGACGTTTATTCCACGGCGACCATCCGGGCCGCCGCCCACAAGTTCATGGAGGACTACCGAAACCTCGGCCTGATGCACCGGGAGTTCGTCAATGGCGCGGCAAAAATCCTCGAAAGCTACCTTGCCCCGTGCGACTTCGACCTCGCGGGCTACCCGGTGCGGGCCGGGACTTGGCTGCTGGCCGTGCGCATCGTGGACGATTCGCTCTGGCAGTCCATCAAGGACGGGGAGCTGACAGGCTTCTCCATCGGTGGTAGTGCTATCCGGCGGCCCAGGGCAGCTTGACAAGGCCGCACCGTGCAAGGACACTTTCGAGGCAAGTCGTGGCAAACCCAGAAGAACTCCACGAGCTAAAGGACATCTTGGTTGAGGAAGTGAGCCTGGTTGATCGTGCGGCCAACAAGAGGAAGTTCCTCATCGTCAAAAGGAGCGGAGTGATGGCGGAAGGTGCAGAGGTTCGCACGAGCGAACAGGGCGACCTCGAGGTCGTGGAAGAAGCGAAGGCGACCCCGCCCGAATTGACAGAGCGTGAAGCCTCGTCCTTCGAGCCCGACCCCTCTGGTCTGACCGGAGCCGAGGTCGAGGAGGTCACCTCAGAGGCGAAGCAGGACGTGACCATCCCGTCCCCCGTCAAGGTGACGATGGTGCGCGTGCTCACGGAGGCAGCCGAGCGCCTCGCGTCCGTCCTCAACGTAGCGAAGGAAGCGAAGGAAACAGACGAGCAGTCCTCGGCACCCGTGCCCGATCCTCTGGCGAAGGAGATCGACGCCATCTCAGGTTTGCTCAAAAGCCTCGGCGACAAGTACCCGTCGCCCGCGGCGAAGGAAGAGGAGTCCGTGGAGAAGGCCGGCGCGCGGATGGCGAAGGATCGTTTCAACAGGTTCAAGCAGGCGGTGGAGCTTCTCCAGTCTGTCCTCGGCGAGCTTAGCCCCGAGCCAGGTCCGGGAATGAAGGCGGACAAGTTCCCGCCCGAGGACGCGAGCGAAGGGCAGAAACGAAAAGGCAGCAAGAAGGCAGACGAGTCGCCTGCTCCGCAGCCCGATGAGTCCTTGACCCGAGCCGTGGCCAGCCTGGCTGCGCAGATGGAAACACTCGCCTCAGTGGTCTCGACCACGACGGCGAAGGTAGAGAAGATGGCAACCGCCCGCGGGTCGTCTCATGTCCTGAAAGCCGAGGTGGCTTCCCCGAAGCCCGCCCGTGAGGTATCTTGGCCTATGGACATGGCGCGTCCCGTCACGCGGGAAACCGTCAACAAGGAACGTGGGTTTTTCGACGATGATTGAGGCGAGGACACTCGCTGACTAGAAGGAGCAAGACAAATGGCGGCTGGACTCGCAACGGTCACGGACAATCGGTCCTACATCGAGAAGGCAGACATGGCGTTGGCCGACCTCACTTCGGGAGGTCTCCTACAGCCTGCGCAGGCTCAAAAGTTCATGCGCATCCTCATCGAGGAAGCGAAACTCATGGGCACAACCACTGTCGTCCCGATGCGGGCGCAGAAACAGCAGATCGACAAGATCCGTTTTGGTTCGCGCATCCTGCGCGCGGGACAGGAAGCAACGGCCCTCGGCCTCGCCGACCGTTCCAAGCCCGACCTCTCGCAGGTCGAATTGGACGCCCAACTGTTCAAGGCTGAGGTTCGCCTGACCGATGAGGTCTTGGAAGACTCCATCGAGCGTGGCGAGCTTCGCACCACCATCATGCAAATCATGGGCGAGGCCATCGCTCGTGACATGGAGGAGGTCGCGGTCAATGGCGACACCGCCTCAGGCGATGCGTTCCTTGCGCAGTTGGATGGCATCATCAAGCAGGCAACGTCCAACGTGGTCGTGGCCGGTGGCGTGTCACTGAACAAGACCATCTTCCGGGACATGCTCAAGGCGATGCCCAAGGAGTTCCTCCGCGACAAGTCGCGCATGGCATTCCTGACCGGGGTCGATGCGGAGCTGGACTACCGCGATGCCATTGCGGACC